AGCGCCCTTAAGACCCTGGGAACCACCTTCAAGATTTTCTACACGAGCATCCTTAGGAAGACCGCCCCATACCTTGTTAGCGCCCTTTTCTAGCTGAGAGGCTTTTGCACCTATGATGACCGTGACTGGAGCGGCGTGATAATTAACAATATCCGCAATGTCCGTCGCCGTTTCGTTATAGGTTCGGTTAATGTTGATAATATCGTTGCAGTCCGAGAGACCCCAAGGTGAACCAGAGATACGCACATTAGGAATATGCACAACAGGGATGACGCCAAGCGGATTAGGGCGCGAATCAATAAGCTCATCATTGATGTACTCCTCAATCATGTCATCCGTCAGGATTTCGGTGTACGTAAATACCTGACGCGTGCCTTCAAGCGACGTACCCCAGAAGCGATACTTAAGCTTAAAACGAATAAGACGCTCACGGTCGTGAGGATGAAATTCTGGAAAAGCGAACGACGAGTTAAGAGGTAGGATACGAACACGTCCAGGGTGAGTACGACCAGCAGAATCCGTGTAAGCTTCTTCATACGCCACCTTAATAAAACAGTCGCCAGAGACTGAGCCTTGCTGTCCAATTTCCCACAAGACAGTAGCTTTGTTGTTATCTACTTCCCATACTCGCTCAAGCAAGTCTGGAACGATGGCTTCCGTTTCTTTCGGGGAACGGAAGGAGACCCCTTTGCCAAAAGTAAAGTTAATAACAAAATCAGTAAAAGCGCGATAATAATTAAGGGCAATTTGTGATTCACCTGTTTGACGGCGATAAGAATAGTGGTGCCCAAGATACATAGCCCAGTTGAGGCTATAGCGGTTTAGACGAGGGCCGTGTACTTCAAACTCTTCATCTGCTAGCTCAACGAGCCCTAATGGAGAGATGGAGATTGTTAAGTCGCTTGACGCCGCTCTATACGAGGGGGGTGAAAAGTCAATCGAACTCACTTAATTCCCTCCGACAAATCTAGTGGGTAAACCATAGCATAATTATCGACAAATCGTTAAAAAGATTAATTTAGAAACGCTTAAAGCTTTCGCCATTAATGTTGTTTTTTCCGATTGGCTTGGTCACTTTTTTCTTCTGCTGCTCTGCTTCTTTATCTTTTGCTTCTTGCACATAGTCACGGAATCGTGGGTCTACCTGTCCCTTGTTCTTTACGAACTGTCCGCCCATTTGAACGTACTTAGCGTGTACCCAGTGGGCTGAGGCGGGNGATGGATATTTAGGAAACTTAGTGCGAGCTTGCATAGTAATCATGTTCCAAAGCTTTGGATTCGCAGGCGTTTGGTCTGGCGATTCCTTTACTTCTTTGCCTCTGATGAGGGCCATGAAAACTCCTTAGATACCTCAAATCCCAGCCCCTACACAGAGGCTGGGTTTCGAGTTGTTAAATTAGTCTTGGACGACTGATGGGTTAAGACGTTGCTGATGTGAGCCGTTGCGCATAACTTCTTCAAAACGGTTGTCACCATGGTCAGCAAATGCACCTGTTGAGAACTCAGTAAGAGTATCTGGTGCTTCTACCCAAGCTGCAGAACCGACGTGTGCGCGCTCGCGCATTGTCTCTTCAGCTGGCTTTTCAAATACGTTTGCATTACGGTTTGGACGACCCGCTGCTGGGATATAACCCTGCATTGCGCCCTTTGAGAATTCGTTTGGAACATCGGTGTCTGTTGCGATACCTTCTTCAAAACGAAGTGGGCCGCGCTGTCCTGGTGTTGCTGGGGACATCTTGCGGTCGTATACGTTGCCAGGACGTTCTGGCATCTTTGGTGCTGGTGCAATTGTCATTAATGACTCCTTGTTAGGTTGAGGACCTCGTATAAAAGTGTCCTACAAAACAAGGTAATAATCTGGATAAAAAGCCGCTTATCTAAAGAAGGGGCTTGATGATACTTCTACCGAAGGCATCGTTAAGTCCATCGTTAATGAGCAGGCGATAGCCAAACTATCGGCGTAGTCATCGTGGGCGTGGGCTTCATCGGGAGCATGCGCCAAAAAGTTTGGCCCCTGGAACTTAGTCTCCAGGTCAGACATCTGTTGGTAGAAGCGCTTCCATGTGCGCAAACGGCGAGTTTTTGCATGGGCAGGCCATCCCACCATACGACGGTCAATGAGGGCTTTAAGGTGCTTCCAACGTTTAGATTGTTCGGACTGGCTACTGCCAAGTGAGTGGACCTCGGCTCTAGGAAGAAGAATTTTTAGGCGTTGGGCAACTGCGTCACCCACGCCGTTGGCGTCTACACCAACAGCAAGGACGTCGTAGTTAGAGAGGAACTGAACAATCTGAAAGTACTGGTCCTCCCAGTCATCGCCTTGAAGCTCTAGCCAGTTAAGTATTCTGTGGTCAAAGTATCCAAATTCATCAGGTCTATCCCAATCCACCCAGACAACAGTAACCACGGTGGAGTCAATCTTACGCGCAGGGTCAATACCTACAACAACAGGTGAACGATGCCACGCCTTAACTGTCTCTTGAGAGGTATCACCTAGCTCATCAAGAACGGTAGAGGTAACGAACATTCCTCTATCAAGAAGCCACTTGCAGTTGTACGACATCTGAAACTCATCTGAGTCTTCACCAATGCGCAACATTTCTTTCTTGATGTACTTTCCGTAGTTAGGGCTAACCTTAGCTACGTCTTTGTAGTCCCATTGAAAGTGGTTCTGACGACCGCGAGTTGTTTGGCGGCGTTTATTTAATTGGATAGCGCGGTAGAAATTGTTCTTATGAGTAGTCGGAGTACCAGTCTTAATCATGGTTCCGTTGTACGCAGCAAGCATAGGAGAAATAGATTTAGATACTACGAAGTCATCCGCCTCTTGACACTCGTCAATAACAATCAGATGGAATGACTTAGACTCAATTTTTGCACGGGGGTTAGCGGTCATCATCATAAGGCTGGAGCCAGACTTACGTAACTTAATTTGTCGCGTAACACCAGCTACCTTACCGATAGAGTCATCAATCTCAGGGTCACCCAAAATTTCTAAAGCACGTTCAGAAGTAAGTCGGTTAACAGTACGACCAAAGAGAGTTTCTACCTGAGTCTCTACAGGAGCAAACATGCCCACCCACAAGCCGTGCTTAAACTTGCCAAGAAGGTCAGGGTAGTGAGGCGCAAGATGTGGAAGCAAAACCATCAACGCTGCCACAGTGTTAGCGATAGTCTCTGATTTACCCGACTGACGGGCGGCAAGGGCAGTGATTTCTTCGCCATCGTTAATAATTACAGACTCAATAATCCGTCGAGCTAGCGGTAGTTGGTAAGGGCGAAGCGCGTGCTCATCCCCTGGTTCAACGCCAACAAGGGCGTCCATAAACAAAATAGTGCGGTCGATAAACCTTTGTACGAACTCTTTAGAAAGCTCGTCTAACTCTTCTTCCTCATCTTCAGGAAGCGGTTCCTCAAGCTGTTCTAGCTCTTCGTCTTCGTCAAAAAACTCTTGCTCGCTCATATCATCCTTATATTAAAAGCGGTAAGCCTGGGCTATAAACCCAGGCCGACCGTTGCCACACGGGGAGAAGGAAGAGGCAAGGATTAGCATACACCATTTGTCGACAAAACCATAAATAGATACTAGCGTGTCGAACGACGATGTAGTTCGTCAACTACTGCATGCAGGGCTTCTGCTCCTGCCAAAGCTTCATCAATAAATTGTTGGCTACGGTGTTTAGAGAACGCAGACATGCAACGACCTATTTCATACAGAGAGTTATCTACCCACATTTCTAACTCCATAGTAGGTATCTTAGAGACTCTTTTTGCTACTTTTTCAGGAAACGGCTTTACCCACGGCTCAGTCTTTTTATTAAAAATCAATTCCTGGTGCCCCTTCTTCTCGGTGCTCATCTCTAGCTCTCATAGCTTTAATCAGAAGAAGGTCAACATCTTCGTCGGTAAGCATATGTGGGTCATCAACAGTTTTGAATAGGATGCCCGCGTAATACCCTGGCTTGGTAAAAGGAAGTCTAAACACTAAGCAATGACCTTTGCGAAAAGGCAAATCTGTTTCTTGGGTATGCCCTACCTCAACAATAGGCAAAAAATGCCTGTGGTAGTAGTACAGCTTTCCGCCGTATAGTGGTCCGAATGTTTTCATAACTCTCCTTAAGAGTTAAATAGTACCCTAGTTGCCTCAGGCATTTCATCGGGGTTAAAGGGGCCCATATCGTCATGCGTGTCTAATCCAGAAGACGCCAGGTATCTTCCTGTGGAGTTACTGGCTTTAAGGTCATTCCACATATCTACTGGTATCTCGTTATATTCCCACCAGGTACCGTCACGAAACTTAACAACGAGCTTTTCGGCTTCTTTGCTGTACGCAAGCTTTAGCGCTCGTGGACGGCTGGGATTAGTTGTAGGGGCTGTCATATTTTTATATGAAGGTGGGGTGCCAAAGGTATCTTCGTCTTGAGTAATAAAGTTTGAGGGCTCTTGTGGCTCCATAATTTCAAAATCAGAGTACACCTTTTCATACGAGCGCATCGCAAGGTTTTGGGTGCGGTTAAGTCGGTCTTGGGAACCGTTGTAGTAAATCTTTTGTTTTTTAAACTTTGCCATTATGCCTCGCAGGTATGGAGTTCAGTTTCAGTTTCTAATACCCGTTCAAAACACGTTGCACATCTAAGCCACTTAGGAGGGGTATAGTTGTTTTGAGCAGTGCCGCCTAGAGGCATATCATCGCCGTATTCAGTAGCGTCGTAAGCATCAACAATTTCTGACTCACGAAATAGCTCTCGTGGAAACGGTCCTCTAGGGCTTGCTACCTTATCTGGTACAGGGTGAACTTGANCCGCGTTATGGCGGGTCACTTTCATTTTGTGCTCTTAGGCGCTGTCTTTGTTTTTGTTTGTGTTGGTTCTACCAATGGGAAATGACCAGCAGCTGCACGGTTACGCAACCAGGTTGGTAGGCAAGCGGCGCAATAATTGACGGGACTAACGCCCTTGTCAGCGTGCGTGTAGTCAGCAGGCTTATCGCAGTTATCGCATTTCATAAGATGAGTATAGCAAAAAAGGGGGCCAAGAGCCCCCTTTCTTACTTAATTGACTTTACGCCTTTGGAGCGTTCTCATTAATGGTCTTGGCAGCATCGGCTTCTGCTGTAGCAACGCCCTGAGCAACAAGTGCCTCTGGGAGACCAGTCTTCTTAGAAATCACGTTTGCTACTGAGTTTGGGTTTAGCTTTGCAAGGGCTGGAACGACCAAACCAGCTGCAAGTGCCCAAAGGACAGACTTGTAGTCGTGGTGTCCTGGGGTCTTGAGGGTAACGCCAACAATACCTACTGCGGTACCTGCTGTACCGTAGATGTAATGCTCTACATATGCAATGTACTTCTTGTTCATGGTTCTCCTTAGTAGACGGAAAGGCCGTGGGCCTACCTACATCGTACCATCAAAGGTTATCCTCGACATGCTGCTCAAAACGACCTTCCAGTTTTGCTACCTTCTCCCCAATAGCAATCTGGTCAGTACGAAGCTCTTTGAGCATAGGAATAATCTCTTTATTAATCTTATCGTGAATAGAGCCTCCGCCATTAGGACGAAGCTCTGAAAGGTACTTTTTAACGAGCCATTTTATGCCAGCTGCGGCAGAAACAACAATTGCGATTTCAGCTGAGGTAACGCCAATCCATGCGTCAATGCTCACAATACAACCATTCTCTATAGTTATTTTAATATAGAAATATGGTTGTCCGTATAAATTTCACAAAAAATACTATCTATTTATACACGATTATCGGCGTGTTTGTACGTATTAAAATAAAATTTGTTGTTCAACTTGACTTAACCTGTAACTCTCGTGCTACTGTTGAGTACGACAGAAGCCACCAGCGATGGTGGCTTTCGCCAACTGAGAGGAGCAGCAATGCTCAATATCAGACTTAATCTCACGATTAATCTAAGAAAGGTGTTTGCGGCAGGGCTAGCGGGACTTATCTTTATAGCTCACCTCATTACACCAGCGTACGCACTGACAGTATCGGTCAAGGAGTCGTTACGGGAAAAGCCTGTAACAGTAAATCTCGCCTATCTGACGGTAACTACGACAAAGACGCAAGCAAAGCTGGATATCGCCAGCTCTTCGGTCAAGTACTTTGACCCACAGGCGCTCGCCTTCCTCACCGTGTATGCCAAGGGTTGGAAGCTTAGTGAGTGGACCTGCTTAAATAACCTCTGGAACTCTGAGAGCCACTTCAATCCAAAAGCATTGAATATGGGTTCTCGCGCATTTGGTATTGCACAGTTCTTGCCAACAACCTGGCAAAACTATAAGGTTGTCAAGACAGCAAGTGCAAAGCTACAAATCCAATACGGTCTACGATACATTCAAATGAGATATGGGAGAACATATGACCCAGCAGGTGCATGCGTTGCATGGAAGTTCCATCAAAAAAATGGATGGTATTAAAGCCCCCTACTTTGACGGCACACAACCTTGTGCTCAAACTGACCCAGATATTCTTTCCAGAAAATGCTTTGGAGTCACGTCGTGTGCACAAGGTTGTCACTGAAATATGCAGCTCTTGTCACTTCAGAGAACCTTGTTTAGAGTACTCATTAAATAACGTTCTTCACGGTACGTGGGCAGGTTTTACTGAGTTTCAAAGAAATAAAATGGGCGGTAAAAAACGCCACTACCCAAACAAAAAAGCCCCTCGTTATGAGGGGCTTTTGTGTATTCGCTATTAGGAAGCGAAGTATGGTGTGATGGTAATTGCAGAGCCTGCAGATACCGAAGCAGTTCCACCAGCAACTGATTGTGTCTTGATGGTGTTTGCACGAGCAACAACCTTGACAGTACCTGTATCTGCACCTGATGCGATGTTTCCATGTGTAAGTGCGTAGGTAAGAGTTGAGCCCGAAGCTGTAAGCAATGTGAATGTTCCATTGACAGCTGTATTAGTAACCGCAGCAATTGTTGCTGAATCTCCAACTGCATAGCCGTGAGCTGCTGCAGTTGTGATGGTAACAACGTTGCTTGTAAGTGCTACGTTAGAGATAGCTGGAGTTACAGCAGAAGCCGTTGTAACAACAAGCTCTGCGTCAGTAAGTGCCTTCTGAGCATTACCCAAAGAAGCACCAAGAACGTTAGGAACAGTTACATAATCAGTTCCAGAAACAAACGAACCATCGTTTGCAGTTACTTCGTCTGCATAACGAACACGTCCTGAGATGTTGATGTAGCTACCAGTTCCTGAAGCAGAGACTGTAAAGGTGTAGCGGTTAGCTGTAGCAACAGTCAAGTTAGTTCCATCAAGACCTGTACCAGTAATGTTTACTGTGTCCCCAGCCTTAAGGAAGTTATTTGGAGCTGTGTAAGTCTGAGTGCTGCCGTCGCCAGAAGCCTGGGTGATGATGTATACGCCCTGGTCTGAAGATGCAAATGATGGGAATGAAGCCCAGTTAGCTTCTGCGATAACATGGTTATCTGAAGGGACAGACTTTGTTTGTGAGTTAGCAACAGTTACGGAAATTGGTCCGTAAGCAAGGTTTGTGCTTGCTGCCTGTGTTGTCTGTGCCCACTGGTGGTCTTGGCTTGAACCACCGATGTTTGATACTGAGCCGTTACGCTCATCATTTGGTTGCAAGGGGAAATTGCCCCATACACGGTCTACAACAAGATTACCTGCAGAGTCTGTAGCGTGACCATCTGCGTTTGTTCCGCCAGCTTGTGCTGCGATGGTTACAGAGTAAAGACCTGTAGCCTGTGCAGAACCCTGAGCTGCGGGTGAAGAATAGCTCGACATTAAATTACCTCTCTAGAGTTGGTTATAACCCCATGCGCTTTGGGGCATATTAAGTTTACTGTTGGGTATTTTAGGCGTCCCCCTAGACTAGGAGGAACTTTCTCCGTTAGCGCCTCTACCAGGAGTGGCATAGACGCCTTTTTTAGCACGAGTGTTGGGATTCTTGTCTACAAAGAACTTTCTAATGCCAAACCGAGAGTCAGAGACTGTAATTGGCTTAGCAATACTGTTTTTGAATTCAGAACGCCGTTTCATACTGACCAGCGGTTCCATTGAGCTGTTTGAGTTTTAACTCCAGTTACTGAACCTTTGGCACGAGTGAGGGCGTCTCTAAACTCTCTGTCACTCATCTTAGTGCGCTGAATATTCATCTGAGTCATGGACTCAGTAGCCAAGTCTTCCTTAGGCTCTAAATTTTTTCTTTTGGCCACGGTTACTCTTTAGGAGTAATAAAAGTGCCACTTCCGCCAGGCAAAGAGATGCTTCCAAACTGACGTCCTTCAGCATGTTGCTTTAGGGCATTAGCTGTGTAATCAATTGTTTCATGCTGACGTTGTTGAGCATCAGATGCAAGCTCTTTAGCTTGAGTGTGCTTTAACTTTGCCATCTTGGTTTCGTGGCTACGAGCTAAAGAGTTCATTTTTAAATTACGTTCGTGCGCTTTGTCCGCAGACATTTCATTAAAAGTATGCTTCATAGCATGAAGACCAAGCTCAACTTGACCTTGATGTGTAATAAGGGCGGCTTTATCTGCGGCGCTAAGTCCACCAGAGTTTTTTCCTCCGCCAAATACTGTCTTTGCTGCCTTACCTATTGCAGCAAGTTTTCCAAATTGGCGTGCGCCACCTGTAGAAGGGGCTTGATTAAAGTCAAATGCTGATTCGGCCATATCTAATGGTCTCCTAAAGTTCAGCTATTTTCTGCGTAATCGAGATGCTTTTCTTCGCATTCACGTGCCAATGACGGGACGACATACATCGTCCCGCACAGGCTGCATGACCAGCGGTTAACTACTGGCTTATGCGTGGTTGAAGATTTCTTGCCAAGTCTTGGGTCCAACGATTCCATTAGCATCTAGTCCTGGGTGCGCAGCCTGAATAGCAAGAATTGCCTTCTTTGTTGCTGGACCATATTGACCATCTGCATCCAATCCTAGAGCCATTTGAATTAACTTGACATTATCGCCAGTATCTCCTGGGTTAATTTGCCCTGGAAATCCTGGAGCTGGTTTTGCTGGTGCTGGTGTAGCTGGGGTAGCTGACGTAGCTCCTGCATATTGTGGACGACCAAAACCAACAACAGTTGACCACAAGTGTCGCTTGTTATCTGGCTTGTATCCACGGACGTTAGAAGCAACTTCTCCACCGTTGTTAGGTGAACCAGCTGGACGCTTGTCTGGGCTGGTATTTCCTTCAACCGTAGTAATTGTTCCATCGCCGTTATCCTTCAAAACCACACCAACGTGTTGGATAGGGCTTGTAGGAAGTGCGTTAGGGATAAACGAGAAGTAGATGAGGTCGCCTGGCTGCGGGTGAGCATTAGCTGCATCTACCCAAGTTCCAGCCGATTTAAACGCTGCTGCACCTGATGGTGTGTAAACAGTGTTAGGGATTGTGACGCCAGCTTGCTTAGCGCACCACATCATAAATGAACCACACCAAGCCTGACCATCGTGGCCAGTAAACTTGCCGTAATCCGTTTCGTTATCTTTTGGTCCTTCAACAACGCCCACTTGTGAAAGCGCTACTTCAAGAAAACGAGCAGCTGTTCCTTGTGGGTTATTTGTTACTGGCGGGACTGGTTTTGCGTTCATAATAGTCCTTAGTTGTAGTTAGGGTCAGTTACAGCAGGTGCTACGGGAGCAGGTGCTACTGGAGCTGATTCTACAGGAGCT